GCTGACTTTTTGGAGGGCTGGTAACGTGCTGTTTGATACCAAGAGTGCGGCTCTGGCTGCTGGTCATAAGGCTGGTGCTATAGAGAGAGGCCCGAACAAGGTAAAGCGGATACCTTTTAATTCTGGAAGTAGAGATCACATAGCAGAGCGTCTCCAGCAGCTAGGGTGGAAGCCCAAGGATTACACTGAAGGTGGAAAGCCCAAGGTAGATGAGGCGGTGCTGACAGGAGTGCCTTATCCTGAGGCTCAGATGTTGGCACAGATACTTACTTTGCAGAAGCGTATGGGTCAGCTGGGAGACGGAAGGGAAAGCTGGCTCAAGCTGGAGAACAGGGGAAGGATACATGGTCATGTTGTAACCAACGGAGCGGTTACTGGGAGGTGTACCCATCGTCACCCCAACATGGCTCAGGTTCCCCGTGATGCGCGGTATCGAGGTTTGTTCAAGGCAACAGATGGGAAGGTGTTGGTGGGTTGTGATGCCAGTGGGCTGGAGCTGCGCTGCTTGGCACACTACATGAACGATGAAGATTACATCCGTAATCTACTGGAGGAGGACATCCATACAGTTAATCAAGAGGCAGCGGGTTTACCTACTAGGGATAACGCCAAGACATTTATCTATGGATTCCTTTATGGTGCTGGCAACGAGAAGATAGGCCAGATTATTGGCAAGGGCAGCATGGAGGGTAAGAAGATACGAGAAAAGTTTTTGAAGTCATTACCAAGTCTGGGAGTTTTGAAGCAAAAAATTTCCAGAGCTTTAGAAAATAAGAATTGGCTCAAGGGGCTGGACGGCAGGCAACTTCATGTGAGAAGTGAGCACTCAGCTTTAAACACCCTGTTACAATCGGCGGGTGCTGTTGTTATGAAACAAGCTACCGTCCTGTTGTATGCCAAGCTGTTGAAGATAGGGATGGTTCCCTCTGATGACTTTATGTTTGTGGCACACGTTCACGATGAGTTTCAAGTGGAGTGTTGGCCAGAATTATCCCAGCAGGTAGCCGATGCGGGGGTTGAATCCATTAAGGAAGCAGGGGAATGCTTTAAGTTCCGCTGTCCTCTAGATGGAGAGTCCAAGATTGGACACACATGGGCTGAAACACATTAACTAGGAGGTAACATGACTCAACAATTGTTCTACTACACCAAGGATATAGATGTAGAGAAGTTAGAGGAAGCGGTCTGTGCTGAGTTCAGTATCGAGCGCAAAAACTTAAGGGAACAGTGTAGAAAGTATGACTATGCTAAGGCCCGACAGATGGTATGGAAGATTCTTAGGGATGAAGGATACAAGTATGTCACTCTAGGAAGGATGTATAAGAGAGATCATGGAGCTATTATATCTGGAGTTAAATCCATTTCTAATGCCATTGAGGTCAACCGTGTTATTGGGGGTAAGTACCAGAAAGTGAGGTCATTATTTCGATGAATCACACCAGCGATATTCTTTTAATAGATGGAGACATTGTAGGTTACAAGGTTGCGTCAGCTTGTGAAGAGGCTGTGCATTGGGGTAACGATCTATGGACTCTCCATGCAGACGAGCGTGAAGCTAGGAACCAAGTAGATCTATGGATAGAAACTATACTCATGGAGCTAAGGGCTACTAAGGCAGTTGTTTATTTGTCTGACAAACAAAACTTTAGAGCTGGCTTCTTTCCAGAGTACAAGGCTCAACGTAAGAGCAAGCGTAAGCCTATGGTTTTGAATGCGCTGCGGGATCACATGACTAAGGAGTGGGATGCTGTTACTACATTTAACATGGAGGCTGATGATTTACTGGGCATCGACTCAACTCAAGAACGAGAAGACAAGGCTACTATAGTTAGTATAGATAAAGACTTCAGATCTATACCGGGTTTTCTGTACAACCCAGATAAACCTGAGGATGGTATTGTAGAAATAACTGAGGAAGAAGCTAACGACTGGCACCTGTATCAAACTCTGGTTGGTGATGCTAGTGACAATTATAAAGGGTGTCCCAGTGTAGGCCCAAAGAAAGCAGAGCAGATTCTTGAGAAGGGAGAAACTTATGTTGATAAGTGGGACGCTGTGTGCAATGCTTTTGATAAGGCTGGGCTTTCGTCTAAGCACGCACTGACTCAAGCTAGAGTAGCTAGGATCTTGAGGAATGAAGACTACGACAATGATACAGGAGCAATTAAGCTGTGGAATCCCCCGAAGTAAAGAAGGCTCTCCTAGTAGGACTGGTAGGACGAGCAGGAAGCGGTAAGGATACTGCGTTCTGCCTCATGCGTGAGGTACTTAGGGGAAAGGAGGTAGTTAGAGTTGCCTTCGGAGACGAAGTTAAGAAAGAGCTCGCAGATAACACGGGTGTTCCTTTCGATACCATAGTAGCGAAGAAGAAATATTTTCGTAAGAAGCTGCAGTATTGGGGTACGGAGTACAGAAGAAGTCAGGATGAAAACTACTGGATAAATAAAATAAAAAAAGAGGTAGACTTCTTGATGGAGGTCAGCGATGTGGTAGTGGTGACTGATGTTAGGTTTCTCAATGAAGCTGACTTTGTTAAAGAACGTGGGGGAATAATAATTAAGATCACTTCTCCAGAAAATCGGTTACTTAAGTCAGCACATCTATCTGAGATGGGGCAGGAGTCTATAACTCCTGACTGGCTGCTCCCTAATATGGGAGAACTCTCTGATATGGCTCAAGGGCTACAGTTTATAATGAATGAAAATGGATTCTGAATATCAAGATTTCCCGTTGATAAGTGAACATCTTATTGAGGCTCTGGATTCGCGCTTTCCAGAAAGAGTACCAGATGGTGATGATTTATCTTCAATTTGTCGTTTACAAGGACAGGTTTCGGTAGTAAGACTGCTTAAAGAAGTGCGAGATACTCAAGTTGAATCTAATTTAGTAACGAAAGGATGAGTCATGTGTTTTGGAGGAGGAGGAGGATCAATACAACCACCGCCAGCACCGCCAGCACCGCCTCCGGCTCCTACGCCAGTTAGGACAACAAGCTTAAGGCCGCGCTCAAAGACTGTTAAGACTAGGGAGGGAGCACAAAGACCTCGTGGAGCAGGAAGGCGTAGCATGGTTATTCCTAAAAGAACTACAGGTGTTCAATATACTTCTAGTGGTACTGGAGTGAGCATTTAATACTGCCATGCACATACCCTCTATAAGAACTTTTTATCAGAAATGTGAGGATGAACGAAAGTTGTTCCTCAGCAGGGCGCGTGAAGCTGCAGAACTCACGCTTCCTTATCTGATTCCGCCAGAGGGTCACACGGAGTCTACTACATATCCTACTCCCTTCCAAGGGATGGGTGCAAGGGGTGTCAACAACCTGTCTAGCAAGCTCTTGTTAGCATTGCTTCCTCCTAATGCTCCGTTCTTTAGATTGGTAGTAGACTACTATGCTATGGCTGGTGAGGGGGTTCAAGTTGATGAAGTTAAAGTAGAGATAGAGCAAACTCTGGGGCAAGTGGAGCGATCAGTGCAAGCTGAGTTTGAAGCCAGCAACATAAGAACTATTGTATTTGAGGCTTTAAAGCATTTGATTGTTAGCGGGAATTCTCTCTTATTCGTTCCTGACGATAACAATATAAGAGTGTATGGGTTAGATAGCTATGTAGCCAAGAGAGATCCTAGTGGAACGGTGTTGGCTGTTGCTACTAAAGAATCTATATCTCCAGATATATTAGATGATGATGTAAAAGCGTTTGTTCTAGGATCTGAGTACAATTCTCCCGATGAGAGCGGTACTTCTTATCCTACAGGTAACACAAATTTTATTGATCTTTATACTTGTGTTCACAGGGACAGAAATAGGTGGGCAGTTTTTCAAGAGATAAATGGAGTAGAGGTTCCCGGCACACGAGGTACATATCCTCTAGATAAGAGTCCCTACATCCCCCTAAGATTCACTAGGATCGACGGTGAAAGTTATGGCCGAGGATTTATTGAGGAATACTTAGGAGATCTTCGAAGTCTTGAGGCTCTAACTCAGGCTATTGTAGAGGGCTCGGCAGCAGCAGCTAAGATGTTGTTTCTTGTTAATCCTAATGGAACCACGCGCTTAAAGACTTTAGCTCAGTCTTCTAATGGAGCTATTGTTCAAGGCAATGCTGATGATGTTTCTGTGCTACAGGTAAACAAGTTCAATGATTTTAAAGTAGCATACGATGTAATAGGTATGGTTAAGGAACGCTTGAGCTTTGCCTTCTTAATGAACACGGCAATCCAACGTCAAGCTGAGAGGGTTACTGCTGAAGAAATTAGGTACATGGCTCAAGAACTTGAAGATGTAATGGGTGGTGTTTATTCTGTGTTGTCTCAAGAATTTCAGCTTCCTCTTGTGAACAGAGTAATGGATAAGATGCAGAAGAAGAAGCGTCTCCCTAAGATTCCTAAAAAACTAGTTAAGCCTACTATTGTAACTGGACTAGAGGCTTTAGGAAGGGGCCATGATTTAAATAAATTAGATGTTTTTGTTAGGGGTGCCGCTGAGATACTTGGCCCAGAGTTTCCAACCTATGTTAGAATGTCAGATTACTTAAAGCGAAGGGCTACTTCTATAGGCATAGATACCGCAGGATTGATTAAGACTGAAGAAGAGATCATGGCTGAAAAGCAGCAAGCTATGCAGCAGCAAGCTATGCAGCAAGCTATCGGCCCCGGTGTGAACGCACTGGGAGGTATGGCAAAAGAAACCGCAAAGACTATGACGCAAGAAGCACAACAACAACAACCAACCGGGGAACCCCCACCACAATAGATAGGTAAAGTATGGCTGAGACATTCACGTTCACTGAAGAACCCACCGGAGCAGACGCTCCTCAAGTTGAAGAGACACAACAAGATAGACCTGAAGGACTTCCA